GTGTAAACCCCCGTCCCCCCGCTAGTAATGCTGCTCACGTTATAGGAGTCTCGAATTACTGGAGTTCCAGAACCGCCGAAATTCACCCATGCCGTACATTGCGCTTTTTTTGGGATGGAGACCGTTGTCAGCAAGACCCAATCAGTCCCATCGTATTCAATGTCGGCAAGCATATTCGCGGTAACCCGGGCAGCTACCTTGACGCCAGCCAGATCGTACTGCTTCAGGCTCTTTGCCCCGCGACCCGAGACGTTGATCGTATCTGAGCCGGTGCCTGCCGCATGAAACTTCACTCTGAACCTTTGATCCTCGGCGTAGGCATCAATCGCTGGAATAGGTGTGAGTGTGAAGCTCGGCGCAGTTCCGGCGGAAGTAAATGCGGTGAACCGTTGACTCACAACCTGTCCCGCCGCGCCCGTGCAGGAAACCAGCACGTATGCGCCGCTCCCTCCTACCGAACTGTTCCACTGAATCATCGCGATGCCGGTGGCGATTGTTTCTCCGCCTTTCAGCGCCGCGTGGTTTTGCCCAACCAGCGACACGGTGCCGAGACCATCATTGATGGTGCTCGCTCCCGTATTACCGGTGGCGACCTTGAACCGTAGCAACACCGTCTCGCTGCGAGCGGTGATCGCTGGAACGAAGTTGCAAACATAGGCGTTTGCCGTGCCAGTATCGGCCACATATGCACCCTCAACGGATGCGTCACGCATCGTGACGTCCAGCGGGCCACGATCAAGCCAGGCCGAGTTCGCGGCATTTCGCTGTCTTAGCCGGCTGGTGCCCGTATCGGCCCAAACCTGATTGGGAAAGCTGGGGCTGGGGGCGGCCGCGCCGCCGCTTTGAGACGCGAGCGCCTGCAAGGCGGCGTTGATATCGGTCCGAACTACCAGTCCGGAACCGTTTGCAACTTCCATATCGTGCTGCGACATAAATCAGTACCCCTTAGAAATGTAGTCAATCGAGCTGCCAGCCTTGGCGACCCCACTGGAATTGCGGATGACGACCGTGAAGCCCGTGGCGGTCTTTGTAGACACGTCGAGGTAATCACCAGGCGAAAGACTCTGCGCGGTGAGGCTCACAGCTGGTGACGCATTGAACGGAGGCGTATAGGTGATAGAAAGCCCGCCGACTGGTACCGCGATGTCGTTTCCACTCTCGATGCGATCAGGCATATCGATCACAACCTCAAGCTTGGAAACATCGATCCAGTTGGTGTTCTGCTGCACCGATCCGCGCAGTTCAAAATCGAACTGGCGAGCGCGGTAGTCGCCTACAACAAAAGGCTTCCAAGCCGACCATACCGCTGGCGCAACGTCTGAGGTGCGTACCCACAACGAAAGAGTCGCGCCATTTGGTGGGTCACCATCAATGCTGACGATCGTGTCAAATTCCTCGATCGAATCGATGTAAGTGCCATCGTCGTAAGTCGCGGCAGCGATATCGGCGGTCAGGCGGCAGTCATAGACGAAGCCAAGATCCGATGGCGCCGCAAAGCTGTAGGTGAAAGCCAGCGACGAGCCGCCGAGCTTGTCGATCTCGCCCAACTGAGCGTCAAGGTCCAGGATGTCATCGAAGCTTCCAGTGCCTGCCATCCGCAAAAGTCCACCAGAAGCGACTGCATTGACTGCTACACCGGTGAAATTTGGCGATTCAGTGATTGTCAGCACGACGTTGGTTGGCAGAGGAACCTGGGCGTCAGACCAAACTTCAGTTACGGGTCCGCCAACCCCAGAGGAATCAACAGCTCGCGCCAGATATTTGCCAGGCAGCAGCGATACGACCGCTGACGTAGAGCGACCCGCCACTTCGGTCAACGGCAATGCCGCGTCCCAATTCGACGAGGTGTTGCGCGAGTGACGGACGCTGATACTGCCGCCGAGCTTCACGTCGAGCTCTGGGACAGGGTCCCAAGCCAATGTCGCAACGCTGTTGATCACATCGAGCCTCAGTCCGACAAGCGCGGAAGGAGGCGCCAGAAGCGCCTGCGCCATGTAGGTCTGCACAAAGGCAGGCCCTTGAATGCCCAGCACTGACTTTGGAGTGACGCGGACCGACCACTCGCCGGAAGACGCTGAGTCAAAATCAACATTCGGCGTCGACAGTTCCGCGACAAACTCCCAGTTACCGCCCGGCTTCATGACCTCGATCTGATAGCGCATCGCTCGGGCCGACGGCGTCCAGCTGACGGACAGCCTTGCAGCCGCCAATCCTGTCCCGGTGTCATAAAGCGACTCGACGAAGGTGAGTTGACCGACGGAATCCGGTGCGCCGAAGTTGACGATGCTGGTCGGATTGTCCGTATCAGGCGTGCCAAATTCGACCTCGTCGAACTTGTCGGGGTCGTACGCCACAGCACTGATCGCGTATGTGCCATCGTCTCCCTCAGAAATCCCGATGACGCGAAACTTCTGCGTCTCCAGCGCTTCGGTGGAGAAAGTCCACGGAGCGGATGCCAGTGGCGCTGATGGCAGCGGCGGCGAGACAGTGACGGACGAGGCGCCGGGCAGGATGGTGACGGATGCGGTTGCGTAATTGCCATTGGAGAGAATCACACCGATCACGCCGTTTCCCGCCAAACCGATAGGCGCGTCGAGATGCAGTGTCGATGCTGTGCTGTTGGCCAGCAGACGTCCGCCGTTTCGTGCACCAGCGCGGTTCGCGTCGGCAATATCAATGATGTCGCCAGGCAGCGGCAACGCACCATCGGCGCCGACCGCGAAAGTCACCGCCTCGCTTTCGGCATACAGCAGCCAGCGGCCGAGACGACGAGCCTGGCCGCGAGAGGTGCAGCCAACAGCAACAACGTCGCTCTGCTGAATGCGATTCCACTTGGCGATCAGCTCAGGCCGCTCAACGATTTCGACTGACTGCTTGTACTGCTGCAGCGGGTCATTCCACGTCACCGCCGCCACGTTGAAGCGCTGATCGGAGGCCACAGACTGGTAGTTGAACTCGCCACCGACCACATTCGAGTTGTTGAACGGGTAACGGCTGCTCGGGCGCGGGGCATCTTGCACGGCGGTGAGCGAGCCGTTGGCCCAGAAGCAGATGGCACGGAACACCGACACCATGTCGTTGACCAGCTTCCAGGCATCGGACTGCGTGGTCAGCGCCAGATTGCAGGTAAACCGAGGCTCCTTTGCCCCGTACCCATCCGGCACCAGCACGTCGCAGTATTGGGCGATGCTGTACAGCGAGTATTTATCAATCAGCGTCGAGTCGAGCAAGCCACCAAGCCCGTAGCGGGTATTGGTCAACATGTCGTACCAGATCCACGCCGGGTTATCGGTCCAGGCCCGGGTGAACGTGCCGTTCCACGATCCGGTGTAGACCCGGGTCAGCGGGTTGTAGTTGCTCGGTATCAGGACCTTGATGCCCTTGATCAGGAACGCCATGCGCGGAATGCTGGCGAACTGTTGGGCATCGATCGAAAGTCCCAGCATCGCCGTATTCGGATAGCGCAGCTTTTCATCCCACAGCAGCGTCAGACTGTCGAAGAAGGTCCGGTTCTGGATAGCGGCACTGGTCGAATCACCAGACAAGCGTGTCGCCCGAACATAACGCGGCAGCCCGCCCGAGACCGGCAGGCGCAGGTAATACGAGAACTGCGTCCGGCTCATGGTCTTGCCGGTGATGGTCACGTCCGCGCACAAGGGAGACCAGGCGCCACTACCCAACTTGCCCTCCAGCCGAAACATAGCGGTCGAGCCGTTCGTGTCGCCATTGGAGGTGTCTTGCTGCGACAGCTGCGGAACGCTGATGGTGATGCGAACCGCGTCGGCGTCGGCGTCGGTAATCGCCCGCTCGATCCCAACGGCGAATTTCATCTCCACGCCGACCGACTGTTCAGCTTCAAGCCCGGTAATCGAGATGGATGCCTGCCACTGGGTGCCGTTGCGTGTATTGATGCTGACGTTCGTGAAGTTGAAGCTGTTGTCGGTGTTCTGCAGCGGAACGTCGTCGAAGAAGATCCCTTTGTACAGGCCGACGAGTCCCTCGATTTCACCTTCGCTGATCGCGTGCAATACGCGTACGTGCTGACGGGAACGCAGGCTGTCCGGCGCTTCGACCGCCGCACGGGAAGAGCCACTTCCGCCGCCACCCTTCCCGCCACCGCCTTTGCGCCCAACAATGACTTCGCTCATACCGGGATCGCCTCTGCCCAGGTGCCGACTGCAACAACGCTCGATCCGACCAGCATCTTGCCGTAGACGACAGGCACGGGGAGGCCTTGCTGCGTGGAGTTAAACGCGCCGTTGAATAGGTAGCTGGGTTTGTTTTCGGTGACGGCTTGGTCTTTCTGGTCGGGGGACTTTGGTACAGGGCTGAGCATTTGAATCACGCCGCCAGCAGTAAGAGCGATGCCCGTGCCAAGTAATGCTGAAGAAGCTGCAAGCGCGGCGGGAGTGGAGCCCGGTACAAAAAATGACGCTACGATTAGCGCAACCCCCACAACTGTCTGAAGGACGCCCCCACTTTTGCTTCCTGCAATGACTGGAACGATACGGACTTCAGTTGTCCCGCTCAAAGTGAACCCGTCTGCCACAACATTTTCACGATTGCGAAAAATGGCAAACCGCATCCCCAGTCGTGCAGAGTCACGAATGAAGTCTTCGAAGCCTGGAACCGTATGCTTCAGAGCGCTAAACGCCTCGTTGGTCGTTCCAGTCTCAAGCACCCGGAAATGTTCTCGGCCAAAGGCCTTGGCCAAGCTGCCGGACAGCAAAATCACGGTCATGGCTTTGTTGTGGGCAGGGCTCATACTTTACTCCGGGCATAAAAAAACCGCCCGGAGGCGGTATGTTTTTTTAGTCACTCAAATGCATTTTTTGACTGCGCTCGAGACTTCTCCTCTCCCAGCCTGAATCCAGGCGATACGCTGGTAGTGCCTGACCGTTGCGCCTGTTGGGGTTTTTTCGATTTCAAGAAGCTCGTCAGTTTGGCCGATTCCTGGATTCGCCATTACCAGACGATAACCGGTTTCTGTTTCGGTCATCGTCGACCCAGCGTTCAAGTCCTGCCATTTAGGGAAGACAC